TCTCGCGGGCCATGCAAATCTTCCTCGGGGCGCATGAAATCAACGATATCCTCAAGATCCCCTTCCCCGAGCACCATGACGCGCTGTTCTTCGAGACGTGGAAGGTCTGGGCGCAAGTGGCCCGGTTGAAGTGTGAGGAGATGCTGGCCTCTGCCAAGGCCAAGGTGCATGGGACGGGCCACATCCCGGTCGCGTGGGTGAAGGCGTTCACACACCTCCGCAATCTGGCTCGACGGCTGGCGATTCTCTCAACCGCCCAGCCCAATAACTGGGTGGTGGATGAACTGCCGAAGGGCTACCTCTTCGACCCCATTCAGCCGGGCCGGTATGCCGAGTCGGCCCTCCTCCTAGGGGTGCCGGATGTGGTCATCATGTCGGCTACCTTACGCCCGAAGACCCTCTACATGACCGGCATCAGCAAAGTGCTGTTCGACTTCAAGGAGTTCCCCTCTGACTTCGACCCGAAGCGGTGCCCCATCTACTACATCCCCACTATGCGGGTCGATAGTCGGTCTGGGGACTGGTCGATGCTCTGGATTCGCCATGACCAGATTGCAGGGGCACGACAGGACCGCAACGGACTGGTGCATACCGTGAGCTTCGCCAACCGGGACCAAGCTCTCACCCGCAGCCGGTTTCGGGACCATATGTTCATCAATGAGCGGGGGGAACCGGCCACCCATATGGTCGAGGAATTTAAGCAACACTACCCCGGAGCCATCCTCGTCAGCCCGTCCGTGGGGCAGGGCTTCGACTTCACCGGCAAAGCGGCCGAGTGGCAACTCATCTGCAAGATCCCCTTTCCTCCCCCCAGCAAGGTGCTGAAGGCCAGAACCGAGCGAGACCGGGAACATCCCTACTACTTGGCGATGGCGAAGTTTGTCCAGATGACCGGGCGCATCATGCGGGACAAGGCCGACCAGGGCGAGTCCTTCATCTGCGATGACCACTTCGCGTGGTTCATGCCACGCTACCGGCATCTGGCTCCGGGTTGGTTCAATGCGTTCGTGCGTGAGGTCTCGGTGCTCCCCCAGCCCCCTCAACGGCTGGCGTGAGTGTAATACATTACAGTTGAGATGTGGAGAGTAGACATGGCATTTCGGAAAGCGGCTCCCCCTGCGGTCGAAGGCGTGAACTTCGGTGATGATTCGATGTATTCGGGGGGACTGGGGCTCCCCGAGGGTGATTATGCCCTAGAGTTCTTCACCCAGATGTTTCAGCCCACCAAGCGGGACGGCTCCGCGACTGGGGACTCGTTCTTGGCGGTGATGCTGAACGCCTACCCGCTGGCGGGGGGCGACCCCATCGAGCACGCCATCAACATGGGGCGGAATGCGAAGGAATCCTTCGTGCCGACCCCAGATGGCAAGGGGATTGCGGCCATCCCTGGCACAGCGGGCACCTTCAGCGACCAGTCCAATTGGGGTATCTTCCGCAAGTCGATGATCGACTGCGGGCTCCCCAAGGGTGTCCTCACCAACAGCTTCACCACTATCGACGGCATCCACGTCCATATCCAGAACATCCCCGAGCCCGAAGGCCGTAAAGAGATGCGGGAACGGAACCGGGGGAAGACAGGTGAGGCGGCGGGTGACCAGAAGGCGGATGATCGCGTGCGGTTCATCTCAGTAGTGACAGAAATCAAGGAGGACGGCAAGCCGTGGGAAGGCACGGGCGGTCTGCCGGATGGGACGGAGGCTCCAGCGTCCCCGGCTCCGAAGGTGGCCCCCAAGGCGGCAGCAAAGCCCGGACCTCGGGCGGTCGCCCCGGTCGCCACGGAACCCGCCGCCGCAGACGAGGCGGACATCGAACAGGCGGCTCTGGCGGGCATTACCGCTGTCCTCTCGGTCCCAGCGAACGCCAATGGCATCGTCAAGCTCAAGCTGCGGACGGGCACCTTTACGGCCGTCAAGACCGCCGCAGGAGATGACATGGCGCAGGCCGTGCAGGACACCTATATGAACGATGACAAGGCCCTGAAAGGCTTGCTCGGTCAGCTGGGGTATGCCCTGAACGGTCAGCAAGTCGTTCCCCAGTCGTAGGAGGCGGGCGAGACAATGCAGGTCAGCATCATCGATCCCCTCATCCCAGCACCGATGGGGGCTCCGAGAACTGAAGGCGTGCATCTGTCTCGCCTCATCCGCAATATGGCGGTCGAGTATGGCCTCCTCGATAAAGAGTGGGTCCAAGACCTAGGTCTGGTGGAAGTCCAAGGCAATGGACAGGCGTGGTGGGATTCACTCGATGAGGTCTCTAAGATTCGGATGAGCCTCGGCTTGGCCTGGGAGCAGTATTACCTGCCCCTGCTACCGGGGATGGTGCATCAGCCTGGGGAGATGTCCTGCGAGGGCATCTACATGAACCAGGACGGCGAATCCCTCGATGTCATCATGGTCGAGCGCAAGCCGACCCACATGCTGGCGATTCACGAAGTCAAGGTCACCTACAAGAGCACGAAGACCGTGGCGGATATCGCTAAGCAATGGCTCTGGCTGATGCAAGTGAAGGGCTACTGTTGGGCGAAGGGCACCCGGCTGGCCTACCTCCATGTGCTGTTTCTCTGCGGAGATTACGGCTACCCGATTCAACCCCAGAAGCGCATCTGGCGCATTCTCTTCGAGCAGACTGAGATTGACGAGGCGTGGGAACTCGTCACCAACTACCGCAACCATCGACTGAAGCAAGAGGCCGAAGACGCCATGAAGGACACCCGCTAATGCCACTGCCGCCCTCATTCAAAGCGATGGGCTTCGTCACCCCAGAGCAGGCTCGCCACAAGGCTGGAGCCAAGACGCGACGGTTGATGATTGCCACCGAAGGCAAGTCTGATACGGGCAAGACCGAGTTCATGCTCACCTGTCCAGGGCCGGGGCTCATCATTGCCTTGGACCGGGGCTTTGACGCTATGTGTGACAACCCCGAACCCCCTCCGACTCGACGGGATGACTTCGCGATTAAGGTCATCGCCGTGCCGACCGCCACCCAATTTGCGGACGCGAAGGACTACCTCCCCTATTGGAAGGCGTTCTACAACGACGCCTACCGCCCTGCTCTGGAGAATGCCGAGGCCGTGACCGTCGGTCTCGATGGGGACAACCACTCCTGGGACCTCCAGCGGTTGGCTGAGCATGGGAAGCTCACCGGCGTCTTCCCCCAGACCCGCTATACGGATGTCTACGCGGCACGGCGGGCCATGTATTTCCGAGCGTGGGACTCGGGCAAGATCATCATCGCCAGCAACATGGTGCGGGACGAGTATCGGGATGTTCTCGGCCCCGATGGGATGCCAGTGCAGGAGAATGGGCAGACGAAGCGGGAGAAGACCGGGAATTATGTGGCGAACGGCTTCCCTGACCAAGACTATCTCTGGCAGATTCGCATCCGCCACCTCTACGAGCCGCCCAAGTTCAACACCGTGCTCAAGCGGATGACGGAGGCCAAGTGGGGCCTCCGAGTGTTGAAGGCCAAGGCCAACCCTCGTCTGGTCGGGACCGAACTGTGGGGGGAGGACTGCACCTTTGCGGGGCTCGTGCAGACGGTGTATCCGCAGATACCGTTGAGCGAATGGGGGCTGTGATGGAGTGGACAAGCGCAAAGGCCACAGAAGTCATCAAGATCATCAAAGATGAGCTATGGGAAGATGGGTACCATATTGCCATCGGCGGGGGGTTGGCGTGGAGAGGGCGAAGTGAGAAAGACCTTGACCTCTTCGTGCTCCCCCTCTTCAGCATCGGGAATGCCCGACACCGGGCGCATCCCACAACTGCGCTCGCACGCCTAGAGGCCCGATGGGGGAAGGCCCAGCCGTTCTCCTCCTCTCTCGGGGAGATGTTCAACGATCAGGATTATCTGGGGTGGACCGTCGGTATGTTCGACACACCATACGGAAGAATAGACGTGTTCGTCCACCCAGAAGTGTAATGCATTACACCTACCCAGACTGTGGGCACAACATCTTGAACCACAGAGGGGGCCGGTGCCGGGTCTTGGGCTGCGAGCAGCGATGCGGGCGGCAGTTAGCGTTTCAGTTTGGAGAGAGCCATGATCAAGAGTCGAAGGGGGTTTGCCTGTCTGAGCCCGGAGCGGAGACGGGCCATAGCGGCGAAGGGCGGTCGGTCGTCGGTTCACCGTCGATGAGGCCCGAGACGCGCAGAAGAAAAGCGCGAAGTCCAAACTCAACAAGTCCGGTAAAGGAGTGTAGTCATGTCGTCAGGAACCGTCAAGCGAGTCGTATTCGATAAAGGATTTGGGTTCATTCTCGGGAGCAATGGAACCGAGTGGTTCTTCCACAAGACCGCCGTCCAGAACAAGAAGTGGGATGAGGTCTTGGAGGGGGATACGGTCTCATTTGAGGAGGGGCACGGCCCGAAGGGTCCACGGGCTGAGAACGTGAAGGTGCTCTGATGCCGGTCACCACCTCAGACCTCGCTCGGATGGCGGGGAACATCGCCAGCGGGTTCACCCATACCATCCCACGAGACAACCGGGAGCGGATGGACTATATCGATATGGTGTCGGAGTTCTCCGTCGATCTCGCGGTCTCGATTGCCGTCAAGATTGAAGCGGTTGAGGGAGACGATGATCAAGTGAAAGAGGCCAGTGCCGCTGTCGGTGAGGCCCTCAACGGGGACGAGGCGAACGACGAATGATTCTCGTCGCCCACGAGGAGCCGCAAGAACTGCGGTCCCTCATCGCCCGTCAAGGCATCCCCGTCGAGCAGGACAGGCTCACCTACGCGGACGCCTGCTTCGAGGGCTTTGGCCCCCAAGGGCAGATTGCCATCGGGGTGGAGCGCAAGAAGCTCCCTGACCTTCTCCAGTGCATCAAAGATGGACGCTACACGGGCCATCAGCTGGTGGGCATGAAGAAAGCCTACCGCTTTGTGTTCCTGGTGGTGGAGGGGGAGTGGAAGCCCCACGAGAACGGCATCCTGATGCAGCTGTATCCCACGAAGGACGGCTACCAGTGGGGCGAACTGCGGCCTCGCACGATGTATCACACCCTGCGGCGGTTCCTCTTCAGCGTTAGCTTGGGGGGCATCATCGTCCTTTATACACGGGATATCGCCCATACCGCCTTCGACATCACCGAGTTGTATCATTGGTTCCAGAAGCCGTGGCGGGCGCATACCTCCCTCCAACAGCTACACATGGGCTCCTTCTGGCAACAGGATGGGCGCACAGACCAACTGATGACGGTCCCCAGTCTCAGCCGCAAGCCCAGCCTCGTGCGGCGATGGGCGGCAGAACTAGAGGGCATCGGAGTTAAGAAGTCGGAGGAGGCCGAACGCCTTTTCAAGTCACCTAAGGCACTCGCCAATAGCGATGAACTGGATTGGATGCAGGTGGATGGGGTGGGGGTCGCCACAGCCCAGAAGATTATCAAGGAGATTGGGGGCCGGAAGTGACCCGTCACTGGGCCATTCGTGAAATCGTGGATGCCTTCGGCCCGCCAAAAGTAGTCAGAATTGAGGCCCCGACGATTGTCTCCACCACCCCTCGATGCCCCTGTGTGCTCGGTGTGGTCGATTACGTCTATGGGAACTGGTGGAAGTGCCGGGTATGTGGGTCCTGGCTCAGTGGGTGGTGGTGAATGGCCTTCTTTGACAAGACGCATAGCATCGACTACGAGCCCGAGAACTTGGATAAGGATTGGGTGACCGCCCGGTGTGGGGAGGGTGTCCACATCACAAGCTACAGCCCCCAGCCGCAGTGCCGAGACTGCCAGCGGGCGCTCATGCGGGAGCAGCTGGAGAAGGCTCGGGGACTGTAATGCATTACACGCGATGCGCCCTCTGCCCCGGCCTGAACCGCTGTGTGGCCCCGGATGGTCCCCAGGAGCGGGGTGGCCTCCTCTTTGTTGGAGAAGCTCCGGGGAAGCAGGAAAACGAGAAGGACCGGGTGTTCATTGGCAAGACGGGGCAGGAGGTGAACGAGCATTACCTCCCCCTCGCCAACCTGCGGCGGGAGTCGGTCACGTTTGCCAACGCTATCCGCTGCCTGCCCGTCTCTGCGGGGGGGAAGCTGGACCCCAACCGGGCCAAGGATGTGGCCCTGCTCGACTCGTGCGCGAACACCCATCTCTACCCGCTCATCGAGCGGGTGCAGCCCCGACTCATCATCCCGATGGGGTCGTTCGCGTGCAAGGCGGTCTGCCCTGAGGTAGACCTGGAGATGCAGCACGGGATGCCGGTTGAGACCGCTTGGGGTATCCCGGCGTTCCCCATGTATCACCCGGCGCTCGGGCTGCATTCGCCAAAACAAATGCTCTATATTAGGACAGATTGGCACCGACTGAGGAAATATCTCAATGGCACACTCCACACTCCGCAGGATCAGCACCCATATTGTGATTATCGAGAAGTCACAGACGATGCAGAACTGGTGGACACCCTCGATGATTCG